CCGATTCTCCTCTTTATGACACAAACTTTATTTCAGGTGCTGCCGATCAAGTTGCCTACACTTACAAGAAGTTGGGTGGTGATGTCCTTGACATCGAACTTACGGTCGGCAACGTCTATGCTGCTTATGAAGAAGCGGTTTTAGAATACACCTACCACATCAACAAACACCAAGCGAAGAATGTTCTTGGAAGTCTTTTAGGCTTTGCAACAGGAACATTTGATCACGACGGACAAATGACCGGAGGTGATGCTTCTGGTTATGCCGTAAACCTGAAATACCCAACCTTCAAGGTTGGTTATGCTCGTCGTGTTGGTGAGGGCTTCTCCGAGGAAGCGGGCATCGGAGGCAACAACACTTTCTATTCTGCTTCTTTTGCCCTAACTGCTGGTGTCCAAGACTACGACCTACAAAACATTATTTCCAGTTCAGCCGCCAATAACCTTGAACCAGCAACAAGCGGCTCAGTCCCCTACGCCAACTTGGTCGGCAACAAGAAAGTTAAGATCCACAGGGTCTTCTACAAAACGCCAGGTTCTATGTGGAGGTTTTATGGCTACTATGGTGGTCTAAATGTTGTCGGTAACCTAAACTATTATGGTCAGTATGCCGATGATACTACATTTGAAATCATCCCAACCTGGCAAAACAAACTCCAGGCTATGGCTTATGAAGATCATCTTTGGACCCGACTTTCACATTACTCTTTTGAGTTGTTCAACAACAAATTGAGGATCACACCGATCCCAGAAGGTTTTGTAAGCCATATGTGGGTTCAGTTCACCATTGACCAAGATCCTTGGACAGAGGACTCGGATCGTAAGAACGGCACAGACGGCATTAACAATATGAACTCTTTGCCGTTTGACAACATTCCTTACCAAAACATCAACGCCATTGGTAAGCACTGGATTCGTCGTTATGCCCTTGCTCTTTCAAAAGAGATGCTGGGTCAGATCCGAGGCAAGTTCAGCGGCAATATTCCGATCCCAGGCGACAGCGTAACCCTCAACTCCAGCGATCTCCTAAGTCAAGCAAAAGACGAGCAAACTTCTTTGAAAGAAGAACTCGTCAAGATCTTGGACGAAATGACTTACAAGGCACTTGCGCAGCAGGACTCAGAACTTATTGCTGCTATTGACAAGGTAAACTCTAATATTCCAATGATGATCTACCAGGGGTAACTAAATGGCACAAAACAAGTGGACACAACCAGACGCCCCACCTCCTCCGCTTTTCACAGGAAAGAAGGAGCGAGATCTTGTAAAGCAAGTTAATGATGAACTTATTGAAAGGGTTATCGGCCAAACAGTTGCTTATTACCCAATAGACGACAAGACAACCAACTACCACCCGATCTATGGCGAGGCAATAAAAAAGAACTTTCTTCCTCCTGTAAGGGTTCACGCTCTTGTTGAGTGGGAAGGTATCCAAACAAAGTATCAGCAAAACATCGGACTTGACAAAGACGCTTCCATCATCGTTCATTTCCACAAGAGGCGTTTAACCGAGGATCAAGACCTCTATGTAAGAGAAGGCGACTTTGTTCTTTATGGCGACACTTTCTATGAGATCGTCACTCTTTCAGAACCAAAACAACTTTATGGTCAGATCGACCACCTATTAGAGATTTCAGCCAAGTGCGTCAGAGCACGAGAGGATCTATTCGATGGCACCTAAATACGATCACACAGGAATAGAAGGAGCAAACGAGAATCTAAAAGAGATCCCGTTTATGCCCTCTACTATTGAGAACATCGACACAGCGATCTTCAACTATGTAAAAGATGAACTTGCTCTTCACACTGAAACAAACAAAGGCAATGTCCGTGTTCCTGTTCTTTGGGTTGCAGCCGAGCGCTCCCATCAAATAAAGAACAGCGATGATCAAAACATAAGAGACAAGAAGGGTGTATTCAAACTTCCTCTTATGACACTTGAAAGAGCGTCGATGACAAAAGATCCTGCTTTTAAAGGAACGTTCCAGGCTCATATGCCAGACTTTGGTAGAGCAATACATAAAACTCGTAGAGTCAATGTTCCAGCGGCAAGGCGAATAAACCAAGGTAAAACATCAAACTTTATGAACGCCTTCTCAAAGAGACAATATGGTGTTGGCAACAATGTAGGAAATGGACAACTAAACTTTCCAATCAAAATGAAGTCTGACAAAAGCCGTGTTATTACAGAAACTGTTTACATGCCTATTCCTATTTGGGTTAACGCAATGTACTCTCTTCGCATCAGAACTGAGTTCGTGCAACAGATGAACGACCTAACCCAGCCTTTCTATTCCTTTACGGGACAGGCTAACTCTTTCTTTATCACAAACGAAGGTCATAGATACGAAGCCTTTGTTGAGGGCGACATTTCTTATAGCAACAACATAGCGGATCTCGGAGAAGAAGAAAGAACTTACATTACAGACATCAAGTTTAAAGTCCTTGGTTATCTAATGGGCGAAGGCAAGAATGATCCAAAGCCGAAGTTTACAACAATAGAAAACTATGTAGATGTAAAGATTCCAAGAGAAAGAGTAATCTTGGGAGACATAAACACCTTCCTAGATGACGACGAAGGTTTTTATAGAGAGTAAAGGTGGTTGCTTCTATAATAGACTATTTATTATGAGAAACGCATTGTAGTATGAATGCTGCACAAGGAGACTAATAGATGCCAGTTGACAAGTTTAGATTCGTTTCCCCAGGTATTTTCCTAAACGAAATCGATCAGTCCCAAATCCCAGCCCTACCCGAGAACGTCGGTCCCGTTATCGTTGGCCGCACTGAGAAGGGACCGGGCATGATCCCAACCAAGGTCCGCTCTTTTTCAGAGTTCGTTGAGATCTTCGGAAACCCTATTTCCGGTCTTGGCGGTGTAAGTGATGTCTGGCGTGAGGGCAACTATTCTTCTCCTACCTACGGTGCGTATGCAGCACAGGCTTACCTCCGCTCTGGCGTTGGACCTGTCACATTTATTCGCCTTGTCGGAACACAGCACCCAGACGCTAACGCTGACGGTAAGGCTGGTTGGCAAACAGAGAAGGAACCAAGTACAGCACTTGGAACAAATGGTGGACCGTTTGGTTTGTTTGTTATTCCTTCCGGCTCAGATGCTGTTAGTACAACTGGAGCGCGCTCAATAGTGGTAGGAGCAAACACTGGGTCTCTTGCTGCTGTTTGGTACATGAACACTGGTTCTTGTCTAGTACTTTCTGGCGCCGCACCGGACGGAGCCTATATTGAAGGTGTTGCTACTGCTATAAGGGCAGATGCTAATGGTGAATTTAAGGTAAGAATTCTTCAAGGCACTGGCGCCGGTACTGAAATTGAAAATGTTACATTTTCGTTAAATGAGTCTAGCGACAAGTTTATTAGAAAGGTCTTCAATACAAACCCACAACTCGTCAATACTACTATTGAGGGAACTACATACGATAAACCTTATTGGCTAGGCGAAACATTTGAAGGGTTTTTAAACGTCTCTGGCCTTACTCCGACTGGAACAGGTAGTATTGGCGTTATTCTCCCGCTTGTTTCTGGTTCCACAAACATTGGAAACCACGAGAAGCGAATGGCTTACCGTGATGCTCACACTGGCTGGTTCTTTGGACAAAACCTTTCTGCCGACACCAGTAGTTACACCTATGATGGAATGCAAAAACTATTTAAGTTTGTCGGCATCAACGGCTACGGTTCCTGGCTACAAGAGAATGTCAAGATCTCCATCGACAACATACGCGCTTATGCAAATGAAAATGTTCCATACGGTACTTTTGATGTCGTTCTTCGTAGAGCAAATGATAGCGATCTTCGCCCTGTTGTTTTAGAGCGTTTCTCCAACTGTAACTTAAACAAGAACTCTCCTAACTATGTTGCCGCAAAAATCGGCGATATGTCAATGGAATGGGATGCAGTAGAGAAGCGATACCGTGACTTTGGTGATTTTCCAAATGTTTCGCGCTATGTCCGTGTTGTAATGGACCAGCAGTTTGATGCAGGTGCACCCAACGAAGCACTTCTACCATTCGGCGTCTATGGACCACCTGCTTTCCCTGACTGGTCTTATACTTCTGGTAGTACCACTGAAATTAATGCCTATGTTCGCGGATCTGGCTCGGTGCCAGATGCTCTGATCGATGCTAATGCAGATGGAAGAATTATTTATATTACAGCCGAGTTAGCTGAATTTAACATCACTTATCCACAGGTTGGTATTCGCGTAAGTGCGTCTACAGCCGCTGGTACCAATGTTGATGGTGCGGATCCTACAACGAACGCCTACTTTGGTCTACAAACTACAAAGACATTAACATCTAATGTTTTTGATACAGGGTATGCTGACTACCTTAGAGCATTTGGTAATGAAATTATTGCAGATAGCGATTGGGTTGATACATTTGGAAATGGCACCCTGCCTGGCGGCCTATCCCACCAGTGGATCTTCAGTTTAGACGAAATTATAGTTTCAAAAGGCACGAACTTTGATGACGCTACTCCAACCAGTAATATTGACAGCGCAGCCTGGTCGTCCGGCTCGATGGTTGCGGGTACCTCATGGACCGCTTCTGGCTCTGGCGGGTCTACATTAACTGCTGCTCGCTACCAAAATGTTCTTGACTCCAAGATCAACCGCTTCACTTCACCAATGTTCGGCGGCTTTGACGGCCTAGACATTACAGAGCGTGACCCGTTCCGTAACTCTCTTATTAGCGAGAATCCGACAGAGCAGAGCAGCTATGTTTACTACACACTTCGTCGTGCAGTCGACACTGTTGCGGATCCAGAGGTTGCCGAAATGAATCTTCTAAGCATCCCAGGTATCACTGACGATCGAGTTACAGATCACATCATCCAGACTGCCGAGGGTCGCGCTGACACTCTCGCTGTCATCGATGTTGAGGGCGGTTTCAGGCCACGTCACGAAGCAGACGCTACACGCTCTGCTCGTAAGGGCAACCTAAGCACTGTTCTTTCTAACATCAAGGCAAGAAACCTAAACAACTCTTACGGTGCTGCTTACTACCCATGGGTTAAGGTCCGCGACACTGTTAACGGCGTTCTCCTTGATGTTCCGCCATCTGTTGTTGCTCTCGGTGTTCTAGCGAGTACAGAGCGCTCTGCTGATGTTTGGTTCGCTCCTGCCGGGTTCAACCGAGGGGGCCTCTCCAACGGTGCTGGCGGCCTCCCAGTTGTCGGCGTTGAGACCAAGTTAACCTCACGCAACCGTGACGATCTCTACGACGTAAACATCAAC